ATGGTCAAGGAGGCTGAGGAGGCCGGATACCGACCTCTGGACAAGGGGCGTTATCGGGAGTACAACAGTTTCCGTCCGGGAGGGGAATTGCCCCTGTTCTGCTATCTCCCTTTCAACAGCATGACCTTCTCCATGAGCGGGAGGGTCTATGTCTGCTCCTACAATAAGAACATCCTTCTGGGGCGCTATCCTGATCAGACCATTGAACAGATATGGCAAGGAGAGGAGGCGGTGAAGTTGCGCGAGCATATGCGTCACAACGACCTGTCATATGGTTGTGGGCACTGCAAATTCTATTTCGACAAGGGAAAGTTCACTAACCTGCGGCCACCGAGCTTTGACAGGTACAGCGAACACACCGTGGCCGACACGCCCGGTGTGCTTGAGTTCGAACTCAGCAACGAGTGCAACCTCGAATGCCAGATGTGCAACGGCAACGTCTCCTCCAGCATCCGCAAACGGAGAGATGGGCTGCCACCACTTCACAATCCCTATGACGATGCGTTCCTGGAGCAGTTGAGACCATACCTCTCCAATATCAAAGAGGCGAAGTTCTATGGTGGCGAGCCGTTTCTCATCCCCATGTACTTCCGCATCTGGGAGATGATCGCGGAGCTCAATCCAACGTGTGAGCTTTTTGTGATTACCAACGGCACCCATTGGAATCCGAGGGTCGAGGCACTGGTGCGTAACCTCAACATGGATGTGGCCATCTCCATCGACTCCTTGCAGAAGGAACGGTTGGAGAAGATCAGGAAGAACGCGAGGATGGATGTGCTGATGGAGAACATCTCACGGTTCAATGCCATTCTTCGGCCCAAGGGCAAGCACCTCTCGCTCAGCTTCACCGTGCAGCAGGAGAACTGGCAGGAACTGCCCGACTTCGTGCGCTATTGCAACAGCATCGAGGCATCGGTCTATGTGAGCTATCTCGACAGCCCGAAGGAATATGCCATCGCAGAGCTTCCCATGGAGGAACTGGAGCTGATACACCAGCGTCTTTCAGCGGAAAGACTGCCGAAGGAGACCGGGCTGCACCGCCACAACGCCCGCTGCCTTGCGGATTTCATCACATACGTGCAGCGTTACATCGAGCGGGAGGACGAACCGCAGTATGACGATTATCGTCCAGACCATTCAGGCGCGGATGAGAGCATCGTCATTGTGAATCGCGCTGCCACACGGGAGGAACTCAAGGATGCCATGGAGCGGTATCTGAATAAGAACAGAAAAAGCGGAACGCCAACGGCTGATGAGCTCATGGGGAAGATCGATCAGGTTCACAGTCAGATTGACGAGGCCCATCACCCGATGTTGCTGGGAATGATACTCCAGTCGGAGATGTCGGACACCGTCCATTCCCTCACCACAAGGACAGCGGAAGAACTGAGCAGCTCATTGCTCCTACAGCTTCCCAATGTGCGCATGAGACGATAGGGGTTCACCACTCCGAACGTCCTTCAATCGCGGTCATTCCTGCACTGTTTCAGCTTTTTCCCCGCTGTATGCGCGGATAAGCTCCCTCCACTCAGGGAAAGTCTGCTCGAAACTCTCCTTGCGGTAGGCATCATGCAGGCGCATCTTCTTCATGAACCCGCTGAAGTCCTTGTCGATGGAGTTGTTGAGGAAGGTGATGAGATTCTCCACGGTCTTGGTGCGGGTCTCATCCATCTCGTAGGTGGTGGTGATGTGATTCCGCAGCCGTTCTCGGATGACCTCCTTCACAGGTTCGGGCAGTATCTCGATGGAGAACTCCCACGGCTCATAGACCAGGTTCCAATAGACGGGCATCCCAGAGAAGTGCTCGTTCATGAACTGGAAGTACTCCGGGAAATAGTAAATGTTCATGTTGGTGACACTGCAGCAGATCTTGCATTCGATGGTGTCCGCATCGGTGCTGCCGCCATGGCGCAGGAAGGAGCGCATGTTCTCGACCACCTCATCCCACTTGGCCCCGTTGCGCTGGTACTCGAACCGCCCGCCTATGTCATCGATGCTGAAATTGATGAACACCTTCTTGAACCGTAGGAAGATGTCCTTGATCTCCTCTGTATAAATAGTGCCGTTGGTGTTGAGCAGGATGGAAATATGCTTGCTATGGCCTGTTTCCACGCAATGCCGCATCAGCGCGATGTTCTCATCGCTCATGAGCGGTTCGCCTCCAAAGAAGCCGAGCTGGGTGATGTTGGGCAGCCATGTCCTGATGGCCTCCGCATTCTCGGGGGTCATGTTGAAGTGGGTCTCCTCATTCCAGTTGTACAGCTTCTTGGCCTCCGGAATCCAACGGTGGCTGGCCGTGGGCATGCAGATGCGGCAGCGGAGGTTGCAGATGTTGCTGGCGTTGATCTCCACCCGCATAGGTAGTCGCGGCTCCTGCACCTGCTGCTCGGGCACCTGATAGTTGTAGGAATCGTAGCGCATGGGCTTGAGACCCATTTCCTGTTCGCGCCAGCATTCGCGGCATCCGTCCCTGCGGGTGCCGTCAAGGAATCCCTGTCTCAGGTCCTTAATGTAGTCCGAGTTCCACGCCTCCTCGATGGTGGCGCTGTCCGAGGTCAGAACCTTGCCCCCATGAGTGATGAACGCCTCGTGCTTGCTACAGGGCATGTATTTTCCCCCTGCCGTCATCAGCACCTGGAAAAAGGGATAGTAGCAGAAGTCCGTTTCTTCGGGCCTGCGCAGCACGGCCTGTCCGCGGTCGCCACGGACGAACTTGAGAAAGCGGTCGGTGATGTTCATTGGCTCTTGGCTGAGATGGACTCTTAAACCGAATGCAAAGTAAGGTCTTTCGAGGACACACAATTATGGAATTAGGCATAAAGCCATAGTTTTACCGAGCAATCATGAAGAGCTCCCATTTGCCACTCCTCGATCAACTGGAAATAATCTATGGCCGATCGAGAGCGGAGATTAGCCCGCTCATGCGCACTTCCAAGGTGTTCTGCATGGCACCGTGGATACAGCTCCACGCCCAGACCAACGGGGACGTGGGTCCTTGTTGCATGGCCAATATGGACAACGGCAATGCAGTGTCCAATCTCAATGTGAACCCTGATATTTCTGCCGCTTGGAATGCCCCGGCCATGAAACAGCTGCGGAGGAACATGCTTAAGGGCAAGGAGAGTTCCATCTGTCTCAACTGCTACGAGTATGAGAAGGTAGGCAAGTTCAGTGAGCGGATGCAGTACAACAGGGACTTCAAGAGGTACTTCTCCCGGGTGCTGAACACTCGTTCGGACGGTCTGGTCAAGGAAACCTCCATCCCGGTCATTGACATCCGTTTCTCCAACCGCTGCAATTACAAATGCCGCATCTGCAGCAGCGAGTACAGCTCGTTGTGGCACGAGGATGAACTGAGACTCAACCCCGATGCGAAGCCGTATCCGAAGAGGCTGAAGGTTGCAGCGGATGAGGAAGTGTTCTGGAACTCGTTCGAAAAGCTGTTGCCTGATGTGAAAAGATTGCATTTTGCTGGTGGGGAGCCGTTGGTCATGGACGAGCACTATCGCACGCTACAGCACCTCATCGACATCGGCAAGACCGACCTCACGCTCAGCTACAACACCAACTTCTCCACCCTCCGTCACAAGGGACACGACCTGCCCGACCTGTGGAGCAGGTTCAAGAAAGTGGACATCTGGGCAAGCCTCGATGGAATGGGCACGAAGGGCGATTATCAGCGTAAAGGACAGCAATGGCCAATAATAGAGGACAACATCCGTGAACTTCAAAACCGTTGCCACAATGTGCTGTTCGGGGTGAATGTCACTGTAAATGTTTTCAATGTTCTGCATGTTCCTGAATTCTACAGGTATATGGTGGAGAACGGTCTTGTGAGCCCTGACAGGATGAACCTCTACCTGTTGTTCTATCCCTATGAATTCAGCATCACCAATTTGACGGAGGGTCTGAAATCGCAGGTCAGGGAAAGTTACTCCAGTTTCATTGCGAACTATCTGCCCACAGTGGGGAATTCAGGTCAATTCTCGAACCACATGCAGTCAGTCATCAACCGCATGGACAGTGAACCCGCTGCACTGAGAGAGGAGTTTATACGCTCAGTAGCTTCATTGGACAGGCTGCGTGGTGAGAATTTCCTCGAGGTTTTCCCAGAACTCAATGAGATGCTCGCATGAAGCTATCTGGAAGATCAATAGGAAGGCGTGATGCTCTGAACGCTTTGATGCTGCTCTTGGCAGGGACTACTATCATGGTTCTGGTGGCGTGGCTCGGCAATAGAGGCTTCGCTGTGACCTACTGGTGGCATGGCGTGCTTTTCCATTTTGGATTAATCTGTCTGCTTTTCCCTTTTGTTAGAGGCATAAGTGCAGCGGCTGGAGTTAGCGAGGCCAACTCACGGGTGTTGTTCTTCAGCACCGTCCTCTGCCTTTTCTTTTTGGAATTTGCCATCCGGTTGTTAGGAACAGAGGCCACATATACTGAGAACCGTTCCGGATGGTATCAGTCGTCCTACCAGAAGAACATGGAAGATCCTCTCAGGGTGCATCGGTATTACAAGGAATTCTGGATGCAGACGCCTGAGTACAGATTCCATCGCACAGTGAACAGCCATGGATTCGCTGACGATGAGTTCTTGCCCAAACAGGAGGGAGAAATCTTGATTCAGACGTATGGCGACTCTTTTACTGAAGGCGATGGCGCGCCTGCCGACTCGTCCTATCCGGCCCTGCTTAGGGGGATGTTCGCTGAAAGGGACATGCCGCACGTCAAAGTGCAGAACTTCGGCTTCAGCGGCAACGACCCCGGATTCTACTGGCGGCAGTTCAAGGATGTGGGCATCTCCATGAACCCCAATCTCATTGTCATTTCCTATTGTTCGCTTGACTTCACATGCGACTTCCTCACGAGAGGTGGGTTGGGACGCTTTCATGATGACGGATGGAGTGCCTTGCCAGGGCCATGGTGGGAGTTCATCTATGCGAACAGCCATGTGTTCAGGTGGTTTGCAAGGATGTTGTTCGGGATTGATGAAACAGGGTTTCTGCTCACCCCTGAGCAGCAGAAGCAGAGGCTCTCAGAGCTTGAATCGCACTGGAATGAAGTTTTCCGCAGTATTGCCGAACTGGCTGAAGAACAGGACATAGCTGTACTTCTGGTGAAGAAACCCGAGCGAAGCGAGATTGCCCACAAGGCGTACCAATTTGACTTCTCGTTTTTTGACAACGAGGTTCAATCATCTGAGATGCTCCAGCACTTCGATTTGCTTGAATACTATGTCCAGAACCGGAGGTTGACCGCAGACAGCACAAGCCGATTTTATTGGGTGAATGATGGACACCATAATCCGAGAGGTTACTACCTTATGGCTGAGGGTGTTTTCCAAGCACTGTTGTATCACTTCCCTTCGATAGGGGATGGATTCAATGCCCGATTGAATAGCGATAATTTGTCAAATCCGATTGAATGAAAGTCGTCTTAGCCTTGGCCCCGGTATGGGAATCGATTACTCCGCCCTTGGCACTTGCCTTTCTGAAAGGTAGCCTGAAACAGGCTGGTTATGAGTGCCGATGCATTGATTTCTCTGTGCAGTTCCGTCCTATGATGGTCTCTGCCCTGGGTGACTGGACAGCAGAAGACCATATCGCTTCACGCCCTGCCCTGTACAAGGGCTGGGCCAAGCAGATTTGCGATGAGAAGCCTGACATCGTAGGATTCAGCCTGCTGACATCCAACAACAAGAACACCGCCCTCATCGCCAAGGAAGTGAAACGGATGATGCCGCACGTCACTATCGTATCAGGAGGCCCAAGTCTCACCCGTGAGAATCAGGACAATCTCGAACGCACCTATGAGTTCTCCGACTACATCATTGAGGGCGAGGGTGAGCAGGCGCTCGTGGATTTCGTGAAGTGCATTGAGCAGAAAGAAGACGTCTCCAAGCTGAAGCAGATGTGGCTCAAGGCGGCTGATGGCAGCTTGACTTACACAGGCCATGGCATAGAACAGCCCATCAACTCAATTCCTCTTCCCGACTTCACGGATTTTGACCGGTCAGCCTATCCTGTGCCGGGCCGGCTGCCCATGCTCTTCTCGCGCGGCTGCATCCTCAACTGCAATTACTGCGAGAACAAATGGAACCATCTCACCCAGCGTTCGCGCTTGGGGAACAATGTATTCGAGGAGTTGAAGCGCAATGTGAGGGAGTACAGTATCACGGAGTATATGTTCAATGATGATTCCCTGATTTCCTTCAAGACGTTCAAGCAGCTTGAGGAGTACTGCGACCTGACCATTGCCGAGGGTCTGGTCATGCCTTGGAGCGTCTATGGCACCCGTGTGGAGCGGATGCTCACAGAACCGTACGTCCAGAAGTTGAGACGCTCGGGGATGGAACGGGTCTCACTGGGCGTGGAGAGTTTCTCAACAAAGATCCAGAAGGAGATGGGCAAGTCGTCCAAGTATGATGATGCGGACAAGACCTGCCGACTCTTCGCAGATCAAGGCATCAAGACAGAGTCATGGATCATCTATGGCTACCCGACAGAGACAGATGAGGACTTTGAATCCACCCTGCAATGGTTTGTGAAGAACCCGAATGTCCTTAGCCATGTGACGGCCAACACTTTCGGCCCCAACGCCAAGTACCTCCACGACCGTCCCAACGTACTCTCCTTCGGTTCAGCTGGCCAGTGGGATTGGGCCGGGCCTGGGAACACTGTTGAAATGCGGAAAGAGAGGTTTCTGCTTTTGATTGAGGTACTTGAAAGCATACGGCAGTCCAGAAGAGGGAACTTTTCTTATTACGTGGGAGACCCCCTCTATGTGAGATACTTCTCCTCATGGGGCAAAAGGGAAAAGGCATACCTTACCGAGAAGTGGGCTGAAATGGAGGGCTTGATGCGCGGCTCTTCCGGGCTGAGGCGGGTGTTCGTAAAGCTTGGGATTGCGGAAGAATTATGGCTTGCCCCCCCACGGGTTGAAAAGCCTCCGAAGGAGCAGATGCCTTTGACGGAAATACCGGAAGGGACTGCTGAAGAACTCCTCGATGCGCTGCTTGCACGTCTCTCCGCCCAAATTGTCAAGGAGACGGGCAGTGAGGACCCTGACCGCATCCAGATGATTCGACAGAAGATCTCTGAGGTGGCCTTGCGCTTTGATGGTGCTTTTTCTCAGTATGAGCTGTGTGCCATGTCTTTAAGAGACCCAGATTCGAATCGGTTGTTACGTGATCTAACTGCGTTTTCTGCTGATGAGCTTGTTCAGCGTGTGCTTCTGTCCGCGAAACCAAACAGTGTCAATGTGAATCGGTCTGCTTGACAATACTGAGGCAATGTTTATGATGTTCTGTATGATGCTATAGATGCATGTTTAACCATATTGTACAGACACTTGAATGTAACGCCATTTTTGTTACACGCTATTTGATTGACGATAAATGAAGGGTTTGCTGCCATTTTTGAGTCTGTCGGTAGGTGCTGCGCTGCTTTTGACCATACTCGTACTTGATGACGCGGGAACAATGGTTCGCCATCGGTTCAACCCAATGATTTTCCACTTTGGCATCTTTCTCGTATCCCTTGGCGCAGTGCTTGTCCTCGGCAGTTTTTTCAAGGACTGGCGTGACAAGGTCTGGCTCCTGTTTGGCAGCAGTTGGCTATGCCTTGTAATGCTGGAACTGTCGTTGCGTTCAACAGGCATCATGGTGACGTATGCGGATCAGCGGACAGGGAGGTACTTCTCACCTTATGAGAAAAACAGGACTGATGATCAAAGGCGTTGGCCGGCCAGCAGCGACCATCAATTGGAGACGCCTGAATACCGATATGGGAGGAAGACCAACCGTCTCGGTTTCAGTGATGAGGAGTTCATGCCGAAGCAATCGTGGCAAACGCTCATTCAAACATACGGTGACTCTTACACCGAGGGGGATGGCGCGCCTGGAGACTCATCCTATCCGGCCCTTCTCTGGTCCATTTTCAATGACACCTCAATAATTTTACAGAACTATGGCGTCTGCGGCAGTGACCCAGGATTCAGCTACAGGCAGATTCTGAGAAGTGGTCTGGCCTTCTCCCCCGATGTTGTCGTGGTCGGATACAACGCTGGAGACTACCAGACCGACTTTTTCACCCGTGGGGGATTGAGCAGATTCCATGATGACCGCTGGAGCTCCCGTGCAGCCCCATGGTGGGAGTTCGGATATGCATACAGCCATGTTTTCAGAGGGCTGTGCCAACTGGTGCTGAATGTGCCTCCCACGGGTCTGCTCACCACTGCTTCAGAACGTGAAAGACGCTTGAGCCTGATGCCCAGTGAGTGGCAGGAAGTGTTCGACAGCATTGCCAACCTCTCGCGAAACAATGGTTTCGGACTACTACTGGTGCGCCACCCCGTGAAATTTGAATTGGAACAGCGGAGCTACGGCCAAGACTTTTCTGCCTTTGAACGCTGGTTGGCACTGCATCATCCAGAAGTTGCTCACATTGACCTGATGCCTTACTACCTCGATTCTTCAGGCAGCGAATCGGATGCATTTGACAGATTGTATTGGCCGATAGACGGTCATCACAATTCGGAAGGCTACCTACTGATGGCGCGGGCGGTACACAGTGCCGTCATTTCCTCGTTCCCTGACCTCTTCCATGAAAATGAGGCCTCAAAAGGGGACGGTCAGTCTGAGTGATCGCGTGAGAGACCTGATTCCATGGATTCAATCCTCTTGAACACCAGCAGTTCAGGATGCTTGTCAAAAGGCACTTTGACAAAAAGCCCTGAGTTGATGACCCTATCGGCAACGGCCCATCTTATGGGAACAGTGGCTGCGCTGTACTTGTCAATGCGTTTGACCTCAGCATCCAACTTTTCGGGATATGCCCTTGATGCCCAGGTGATGTAGTAATCCGGGGCGTATGTGAGCAATTGCTCCCACACGGAATCGACACGCAGTAATGAAGTATCAATCTGTTGCCGCTGAAGCCCAAAGAATGCGCTGAGGTCCAACGTTGATCGATCCCAGTTGCTCAAGGGTTTTTTTTCAGCCAATTCATATTGAAGTTCAAGGCAGTTCAACTCCGGGTCTGTGTCAAAAATGATAGACGCATCTTTTGAGGCCAATGGGATAAGATCATGCAAAATCTCCGCATTTGGCGATGTGGTTCGATTTATGGAGCGCACCATGCCATAGGGGCCAGCAGTGTTTACAAGGCCAAAAATGAACGCAGAATTGAATGCGAATTGAAGAGTGAACACACAGACTGTGATTCTTTTCACTGTCTGGTTTCCAATCATGTAGATAGACCAGCACACCAACAGGCTGAAATATGGCAGTGCGGGTGCGAAATAGCGCGGGTCAACGTTTATTGACCTCATCCACGCGAAAAAGAAAATTACAATCTGTGTCAACGTCACCATTGTTGCCAATCTCAGTTCGCCCCAACTTTTTCTCTTCACAAGCACGAACGCACCCGCCAACAGAACTATTGTTGCACAAGTGTATCCGAGCGGAAGGAAAAGACCGGTGCTGACATACTGATGCCAGAGATCAAGTCTGGGAGCTTCACCTCCGAACATTGGGTCTGTCGCTGCAAAACGGGCAAATTCGGTCAATCTTGCCCAATTGTAGCTATAGAAGACTGCGGTAGGAAGCAGAAAACAAAATGCCCCCAGCAGCAAGGTCAGTTCACGGCCCGACAGGCTTGATGGAAGGGGCTTTTTGATTACAGACACGGTCAATGCGATTCCAGCCGCAACAAGATAAAGCGGGGAAGACGCCTTGGCAAGCATGGCGATAGAAGTTGCGATTGCCAGATAGACCGCTGCATCTATGAACGGCCACTCGTCCACCTTGGCCAAAGCATAGATGAACCAAGCGACCACCGCCACTTGCAATGGCTCAATCCAAAACCCATTGGCAAGGCCGTTGACCAATGGGGATGACGCTACTATGAGGCTTCCGCACAGTGCAATCAATCTGCTACCGAAATGAAGTTCCATTCCACGATAGGTGAGATGGATGGCAAGCATGAATGCCGTGACGGGGATGGCAAGCAGCGATGGTTTCATCATCCCTGTCCAATGGCCAATAGCAACAGAAACCTGACCAACCCAAATCAGTAGCGGAGCCTTGTATCCGACAAGCATTCCCGACAGCCATTCATACTGATCACTGAACAGGCTTCTATACAGACCTATGGAATGCATGCAGTATCCCAAGGGGTCTCCAGACCAGATGCCCTTATCCAAAAGCGCGAAAATGACATTGGGCAGTACCAAAGCCAAGGCCACAACAATACCGGGGTTTGCGCTGACCACAAGCCTCAACGTGGACGATATGTTGCTCTTATTTCGCATCAGACCCTACGTGGAACTGCGCTATCGGAGATAATCATCCAGCCATCGGAAGAGTTATGGTCGACCCCACCTGTCACATACTGCTTCATGCAGATGTTGTTGCCCTTACATGGGGGTGAGGACACAACATGCACACAGGGGGAGCAGAATAGCTTCCGGTACACCACCTCTTCCCTCAGGTTCGGAAAGGGTGCAAGCCTTGTCTCCGGGTCGGTCGGCCCCCAGAAGGAAACGATGTTCACTTCTGCGCACATCAGACGGGCGAGGTGATTCAGCCCAGAATCAATGGTCATGAAATGGTCGGCAGCGCGGATGATCTGCGCGCACTGGGATAACGTGGTCTTTCCCGCCAAGTTGATGATGCTGGCAGAAGGGAGCACTGTTCTAAGATGTTCCAAAAGAGATTCTGCATTCGCAAGATCGGATCTGCCCCCGAGCACGGCAAGCTCATAATGCAGATTCCCGAACCGCGCCAGCAGCACCTTTCCCCAGTGTTCGGGGGAGAACTCCCGCTCCTTGCCGAGTTCTGAGCAGAATGGAGCCAGGATCACCTTAAGCACACCGTCCCCTTTTCCGACCTCATACCCCAAACTGTTAACCCTATTGAAATGTGCAGACACCTGCTCATAAGGAAGAATGCTTGCGCCAAGTGCCTTTGCCACCTGATTGTAGTTGACATAAACAGGAGAGGTGATGTTGTAGAAAAACAGATGGGTAATCACATCGCGCTGCCACGAGTTGGACTCGTGATAAAAACCGAAACGGTTTCGGGCACATGACAGACACGAGAACACAGTAGCAAGCCTAGAATGTATCTCAAGATTAATCAGCCCATCCGCGCCTAATACCTTCCGCAGTGACTTGAATGCCGTGGTCAATAGCGAATAAATACTTTGACTATGCACTATTGCTATCTCATCGAACACGCCAAGCATCTGAGCGAATGGAGCCACCTCAGGGGTGGTGACAAGCGTGAACCGTTGCAAAGGGTATCTTTGGCGGAGCGCCAGCAAGGAGGGGAGGGCGAGTAGCAGGCTTCCTCCGCCTCTCAGCTTCACTACCACCAGATGACTTTTAACGGTAAGTTCGTGATTGCGTCTCAGAATTGTACCAAGCACGATGGATGCTGGCCGAAGTACCACTATCAGTGCAGTACCAACAACACGGTCGATTTTCCGCAACAAATCGAGGGTCATTCCTTAAGAGAACAAAATGGTGATTGGAATTACGGATTCTAATATAAAGACGCAAAGTAACTGCTTCTATGATGCGTGAACGAATAAATCTATTAGGGAACATCACACGCTCAAACTTCAAGCGGCTCGACTTTCCCTACAAGCTCACCCTTATTCTGACATATTGGTGCAACTACAGATGCAAGACCTGCAACATCTGGAAAAAACGCCCTGAGGATGAGCTGACCCTCGAGGAGATAGAGACCTTTTTCCAGCGATCCAACAGGTTCAACTGGGTCGATTTCTCGGGGGGCGAGATATGGCTCAGAGATGATGTTGTGCCGATAGTGGGCGCTGCCATCAGGAACTGCAAGAACCTCGCGCTCATCCATTTCCCGACCAACGGCTACCTCACAGATCGGATTGTAGGCGGAGTGAAGGACATACTGAGGATGAACCCCCCGAAATTCATGATCACCGTCAGTCTGGATGGCGATGAGGCGGTGAATGATGAGATACGTGGCAAAAAGGGCGGCTGGAAGAGACAGATCGAGACCTTCAGGCAGCTCAAGGCCCTGAAGGGGGTGGATGTCTTCCTTGGAATGACGCTGTCAAAACATAACGCGGGCCTCTTCGAATCGACCTATGAGGCGGTGAAAAGGGTAGTGCCCGAGCTGACCCCTCAAGACTTCCACGTGAACATCGCCCACGAATCGGCACACTACTACGCCAACAGCGCCCCCGAGCTGAACAGCACAGATTCGGACAGTCTCATCATAGAGGAACTCAGGCGCTACCGAAGGTCGAGGGGGGTGGTTCATGACCCGGTCACCTTCCTTGAGCATCGCTACCTGAGCAAGGTGGAGCAGTACCTCAAGACAGGTAAAACCCCGATGCCCTGCCACTCGCTGAGTTCATCCTGTTTTATTGACTCCTGGGGCAACGTGTTCCCCTGCGTGACCTACGACCGAAAGATCGCCAACATCCGCGACCATGATTATGACCTTGCACGGGTGTGGGGGCTTCCGGAGGCCGTTGACCTTCAAAAGGAAATCAGTCAGGGAAAATGCCCGCAGTGCTGGACCCCCTGTGAGGCGTATCAGACCATCCTCGGCAATCTGATGCGTTGATTCATGCCCTGTCGTTCCGATAGAACGAGTGCAGCGAGGGGAGAAGCCCGGTTGCCTTGGCAAGGAAACCCACGCCCGGCAGCAGGTTGCCGACAACGATGAGAACGGACAGAGCGGGGATCTGCAGGAAGCGGTCAGCGTGTCTTGATGCTTCAATCAGGACAAGCCCCATGTAAGCAGATGCTCCCAACAACAGCAGCACTGCCCACCCGCCCCAGAACAGGGCAAGGGGGAAGCTGGCGACAAGCAGCAGGGTCACGACAGGCTGTAGCATGAGGTAGGTGTATGGGTTGCGCCTCTGCGCACTTCCACCCGCCAGCAGCATGTAGAGTCCCGCCCCGCGCACCATGCGCTGCCGCAGATAGTCCGTGATGTTCCGGTCATAGTGATAAACAATGGCCTTTGGTTCGAAATAGACCTTCCGACCACTGGCGATCACACGGGCACAGAGATCGGTGTCCTCCCCAAGTTCAAGGGTGGCATCCATACCGCCCAGGGCCATGTAGTCCACCTTCCTCATCACCATGTTGCAGGCCGGGAGGTTGTCACAGTACCGCGCTGCCGAATGCGCTGATTTGTAGAAGTTCCACCTTCCGGCCACCAGCCAGCTGCGTGTTGCCATCCCCACCAGGGCACGGCCCTCTTCCTGTTCGGGCGGAGAGATGTTGGGGCCACCGACAATTGCTGCATCAGGCCGCTGCCTCAGTGCCGCAATAGTCGCAGGAAGCCAGTCCCTGTGCGGGAAGGCATCACTGTCGATGAAAGCGATGAACTCTGACCGCGCCAAGGCGACCCCGTGATTCCTCTTGGAGGAAATGGTTCCCCCAAGCTGTTCCAAGACCAGAAAGGGCATTCCCTCCGGAACACCGCCAACATCATCAAGGACAAGGATCAACCCGACACCGGGATACAGTTTGCTGCAGGTCTCCACGCACCGCTGCGTGAATGCCTCCCATCTGATGGACGGTATGATGACCGTGACCTCCCCCATTTCCATCTCAACCAAGTGCCGCCTTTGCGAACCCCGCCATCTTTCCCCTGTCGGAGAGCAGATTCACACTCAAGGCGCATTCATAGCTGCAATGACATTTGCTGTCGCGAATGAAATGCCGTGTCTCCTGTGCAGCACGGTCGGCCCAGATCCGCTTAAGGTCGTAATCGAAGTCGCGCAGGTTGCCAAGCGGACGGTCAAGTATTTCACATGGATATACATCACCTGTGGAGGTGATTACTCCGAAGAGGGCTGCGGCCTTGCATGGGAGTATATGACGGGGCTGGCCGACATAGTCTGCAAGGGTGCTTCGCGAAAGCGTGTTCTTGGCGTTGAGCACACGGCCTTTCCACGAAGCCCGGTCGAAACCCTTCAGCCTGCCCGTCCGGTAGTCATTCTCAACTCTTTCCGAAAGCATCCGGTACGCGGCCAGCACCCGATCTTCTGCATCTGGGCCGATGGAATAGACTCCCTCTGAGCGGACCATGATGAGCTGCACGGCATCCACCCCGTGCTGGTCGATCAGGGCTTCGTACAGTTCAGTCACCTGACCATGATTCTCCTCTGATACGGTGATCGAGACTGAGGGACGTACATTGATGTTCAGTGACCTCAACATGTGAAAGGTCTCCAGACAGTGAGCGAATAGGTCACGGACTCTGCGGATGCTGTCGTGAGCCGCAGGAAGGGCATCAATGGACAGGGCTATGAACAGCTCCTTTTCGGGGAAACGGCCGAGCACCTCCTCACAGAAGGTCTTTGTTCTCTCGGTGAAATAGCCATTGGAGGTGATGAAGATGCTCCCTATGGCTGTGTTGGAGAAATAGGCGGAGGCGATTTCAACTAAGTCTTTTCTGAGGAAAGGCTCTCCACCTGTGAAATTCACATTGGCAAGAGAAGATGGCAGCAATTTGGTCATCCGTTCTATCTCATCGAGGGTGAGTTCGTTCTTGCCATGGGAAGGAGAGGCGAAGTCGATGAAGCAGAACGGACAGCGGGCATTGCACCTGTCTGTGACGAAATGGACAAGCGAAGCCGCCCGGCTCTGCGAAACGACCAAGTTGTATGCCTGCGAAAGCGTCATGTGTGAACGGGCTGTCCTGCAAGTTTAGTGTAAATGCCCCGATTAGTCTTACATTGCAAAGTATGAAGTCACCGTTATTGCATTGGGTATAAATCCGTGTTTTTGATGCTGTTATCGTGAACTGTGCGCTTCTGTCCAATTAACTACCCCTTCCGATTATACCTTAGCCGTCCCAATCCGACCCGCATGAACCGCCTCATCGAATCCATCCGCACCCGCCTTAACGGGAAGGCAGACCACGAGGCCGCCATCGCTGCGGGCTACGAGCCGCTGGACAGGGAGCAGTACCGCAAGTTCAACCGTTTCCGTCCCGAGGGGCCGAAAAGGCTGTTCTGCTACCTGCCTTTCAACAGCCTCACGTTCTCGTTCAATGGCGAGGTGTACGTCTGCTCCTACAACCGCGATGTGCAGCTGGGCCATTATCCCGAGAACAGCATCAGCGAGATATGGAACGGCCAGAAGGCACAGCGGCTGCGTGAGCACATGCGCCACAACGACCTGAGCTACGGCTGCCGCCACTGCAAGTTCTTCTTCGACAAAGGCAAGTTCTCGAACCTGCGGCCGCTGGTGTTCGACAAGTATCACAGCCATACGGATGGCGACCATCCCCGCGTGTTCGAGTTCGAGCTGAGCAACACCTGCAACCTCGAATGCCAGATGTGCCACGGGGAGGTGAGCAGCAGCATCCGAAAGAACCGCGACAAGCTGCCCCCGCTCGTCAGTCCTTATGATGACGCGTTCGTGAACCAGCTGCGCGAATACATCCCCACGCTGAAGGAGGCGAAGTTCTACGGTGGCGAACCCTTTCTCATCCCCGTCTATTACAAGATATGGGACGCGGTGAGGGAACTGAACTCCAAGCTCGACCTCTTCGTCATCACCAACGGCACGCACTGGAACGACCGCATCGAGCGGCTGGTGAACGACCTGAACTTCGATGTGGCCGTGAGCATTGACGCGGCCGAGAAGGACCTGCTGGAGCGCATCCGCAAGAATGTGGTGTATGAGGAGCTGATGACCAACATCCATCGGTTCAGCGAGGTGTGCAACCGCAAGGGCAAGCACCTCTCGCTGAGCTACACGGTGCAGCGCGACAACTGGCGACAGTTCCCCAAGATGATCGAGCTGTGCAACAGCGTGGGGGCCTACATCTATGTGAGCTATCTGGAACGTCCCCGCCAGTTCGCCCTGGCCGAGATGGAACGGGACGAACTCAAGCGCATCCGCGAGGAGATGGAGAAGTACTCGCCCGCAGCACTGTCGGCCAAGGAGCGGCACAACCGCAAGTGTTTCGAGGACTTCAAGGCGTATCTCGACAGCTACATCAGCAATGATGCGGAGCGGCATTATCACGAGTATGAGTTCAAGGACGACCCGAAAGTGGAGGAGGGAAAAGTGGGGAATGATTTCCTCAGCAATGTGACCCCCGCCAGCAGCGAAGGGCAGTTCCTCGAATGGGCCGAGGCCTGCTATGCCAGTGATGCAGCCTTCGGGGACATCATCCCAAAGGAGGATTTTCTAATGAAACTGAACGAGGTGATGCCCCGATTCAATGAGGAGGAGGCCAACATCCTGCGGGGGTTCATGATGGCCTCCGATTTCAAACAGATGCTGCAAGGCATGAAGGATTTGGATACCGAAATGCTGGTGGAAAAAAGCAGGGAGTCGTTGAAGGCTTACCGCGAACATCAGGCAGTCTGAGGAATGAAAAAGACCCTCCTCAACCTATACAGCCGCGTAAGCAGTTCCCTTCGGCAACAGTCGGGGCCGGGGCTTCCAGCCAGCACCGTGGCGGCCTACAATGCCTCTCGCGGAAAACCACATTCCCGCCACATCTGCCACGCCCCGTTCAGCAACATGTATTTCAACGTGCATGGCGACTGCGCCCCGTGCTGGCTCACGTTTCTCAATCCTGATTCCTATCCACAGAAATCGGTGCGGGAGATATGGTTCGGGGAGACCTTCCAGAACCTGCGCGACAGCCTGCTGCGCTACGACCTCACCCACAAGTGCAACGTCTGCCTCAAGAACCTGCAGACGGGCAACCACACCTCGGTGCTGGCCCGCGCCTATGATGTGAACGAGATCCGCAAGTATCCCACCATGCTGGAGCTGGAGGTGGCCAACATCTGCAACCTCGAATGCGTGATGTGCATCGGGGAACTTTCCTCTTCCATAAGAAAGAACAGGGAGAAGCTGCCCCCGCTCACCAGCCCGTATGACGATGCCTTTGCCGACCAGCTGGAGGAGTTCATCCCGCATTTGCAGGAACTGCGCTTCAACGGGGGCGACCCGTTCCTCATCCCCCTCGTATTCAAGATGTTCGAGAAGGTGGAACGGCTCAACCCCAAGCTCAAGATTGTGATAGCCACCAACGGCACGGTGCTGAACAACAAGGTGAAGGACTGGCTCGGGCGGCTGAACATCCACATCAACTTCTCGCTCGACTCGCTGACGGACGACATCTACGAGACCATCCGCGTCAATGCCAAATTCAGCCGCGTGATGGAGCATTTCGACCATTATCACGCCTATTGCCGCGACAACAGACGGACGATGTGCATCATGGTGAACCCGATGCGGAACAACTGGCACGAGATGCCCGAATTCGTCCGATTCGCCAACAGCCGCAACGTCAACCTCTGGTTCAACACCATTCACCGTCCGAAGGAATGGGCGATATGGTCATTGCCGTCCGAGCAGCTGCGCGAGATACACGCCACGCTGAGCGCGGAGGATTTCGGGCAGCCTGCGGGCACTTCGTCCATCGCGGCCTACAACATCGGGGTGTACCGCAACCTGGCCGATGTGCAGATACGCAACTGGCTGCGCGAGGCCGAGGAGCGCGAACAGACCGAGCAGACCAAGGCATCTGCGCTCACCCCCGATGAGGCCGCTGCTGCGCTCAAGAAAAAGCTGGGCACGTTCATCTACGACCATTTCAACGAGGGCGAGGAGCAGAAACGCAGCCGTGTGAAGCAGCTCTCCGAAAAACTGGATGCCGTTGATGCCAAACTGCGCGAGCGCAATGGCGATTCGGACTTCTTCTCCAACGCCCTGGAAGCCCCGTCAGATGTGCTTTACACCAGTCTCGAAAGCCGAAGCGTGAACAGCCTCGTAGAGGATTTCGAGAACTGGATGGTGCAGAAGGAGGCTACCTGAACTGCGCCAGACCCGCTCCCAGTTCCTCCAGATTACGGTTGAGCAGGGCATCGGCAAGGTTGAGGGGCGGTGCGCTGGCCATCTGTTGAAGTGCCAATGGTGCGCTGCCGCTGCTTTTCAGCATTTCCGCTACAGTGGCAATCTTCTGTTCTGTGCCCTGCTCAGGCGGCAGTCCTTCCATGCGCCAATAGGCCACAGGATACTGCATCAGTGCCAAGGCGAGGTCACCGTCCGCAGCGGCCAGCAGCAGCCCTGCCAGCTGCTCCTGCTTCTCCTTCTCGCGGGCAAAGTCGCCCGTCTTTTCCATTTCTATGAGTTCGAGGATGACGGCCAGCACCGCCTCCTCAGACCACCCCTCAGCCTTTCTGACATCCTGAGGCACAGCGGCCCGCGCCCGTGCCACCTTGGTCTCCTTCTCCGCCAGTAGTGATTTCCGTTCCGCGATCCAGCCCTCCAAGAGGCGGATGAAATCATTGTAGGCGCGGATGCTCAGGTTGTGTGCGCTGCGGCCCCGTCCCTTCTCTTTCGGTGCAGGATGGTCCTTGAGGAAGGCGATGATGCGCTCCTGCTCCTCCAGCGGCTGTTCGCGCAGGGAGAGTTCGACAGGCGTGAACACGGCATTGAAATAGAGCGCGATGTCCCTGTCGAGGCAGAATTGCAGCATCTCGGGCATCTCGTGCCAGTTGAGGGTGATGGGGCATGCCGCCATCGAGATGAAGGTGTTCTTCCTCCGTGTGTATTCGCGCAGGTAGTCCAGATGGGCCATCACGCGGTCAAAATCACCGTTGATGCGGATGCGGTCATACGTCTCCCTGTTCACCGAGTCGATGCTCAGGATGATGCCCGCCCTCAGGCCCTCCAGCAGCTTCTTCACGCGGTCCGTGAGGAAGGTGCCATTGGTGGTGATGTGGATGCGCATATTCGGATTCACCTCGCGGATGCGCTCCCAAATCTTCAGGTAGATGTCGATCATGAACGGCTCACCGCCCAGGAACTTGGCATCGGTGAGGTGGGGCAGGAACTCCTCCAACTCGTCCACGAAGTGGTCATCGTAGGGCGATTCGAGCGCGGGTAGCTTCTCCCTGTTCTTGCGGATGGACGATGAGAAATAGCCGTTGCACATCACGCACTCGAGGTTGCAGCGGTTGCTCAGCTCAAACTCCATGACCCTCGGATATCCGATGTGGCCCGTCATGCGGTGACGCAGATACTTTATGGAAGAACCGATGCCCGCAGGGGCGTACTCATCGTAGTACTTGGCGCGCACCCCGTGGTGGTTTCCCGCCACGATCATGCTGCCGCACTCGCTGCATCCCCCGCCCAGCTCGTCCTTGCGGACCCACTCACGCAACTGCTCCGCCTCCTTGCCGCGCCAGATGTCCGCGATGCGCTGTTCGGGCCATTTGCCCAATACGTGCTTGAAGTTGTAGCAGCATGCCCGCACGTTGCCGTTCTGCTCGAAGTTAAGGCTCACGAAGGGCGCATGGCACACGATGCCCTTGTGCGTCCCGCTGCGGGATGCGGCATACTCGGCCTTGGACTTTTCGGAGAGTTTCATGTGGGCACCTCAAAGGAACGGTTTCGCCAGCCTTCTCCGCCACTCAGAGTGCCGCCATTCGTTCTTCCAGCATTCCCAGCGTGTGGCGGGAGGATTGTAGAGTCCATATTTCGCCAACAGGGTTGTCAGCGTGGAACGGTGATAGAAATCGCTGCGGTCCACATTGCGGCTGCGCCATTCCTCGTTCTGCCAGTGGATGAACTGCCAATCCTCAGGCAGTTCGTCATCGTGCCAGATGTAGCGTGACGTGATGTCCCAGCGGTCGTGGTTGCTCACCTCCTTTGAGACATAGCCTTCCAGTTTCAGAGCGTGGATGTTATCATTCAGGATGCGGATGGGACGCAGCCAGTCGGTGTTGTCCGCACCCACCTCGGCCTTCGCCTGCTCGTAGCACCGCCTCATCAACTCTGAGCCTGCGGGGCACTTCATAACATTGCCCACCACGGGCAGGTCGTGGTGCGGGCGGAAGAAATAGGGCCTGTCGATGAACATGGGCCGCAGGCAGGTCACGTCCATGTCCGTCCACCAGCCGCCCCGCTCGTAAAGGAGTTTGTAGCGGAAAATGTCGCTGAAGCCCGCATAGCTGCCCTTGCCGTGGCCGTAGGCGTTGGTACTGCGGTAGCAGAAGACCTCCTCCTTGGGGATGATCTCCGAGGCATCGGCCAAGATTACTCCTTCAGGCAGCAGGGTCTCAATTTCTTCATAAGCCCACAACCTGAAAACATGCCCCTGTGCCAGATGGGAGTGGATGGTCAGCAGCTCGATGGGACTCAGCCTGTTGCCAATCCACAGCGCGTTGAAGACCTGCCTTTCGGGATGCAGCTTCACGCCTGTGCGCTCCTCCACCGCCTGCCACAGGTCCCATTGTGCATCGCCCCAATGATGATAGACATGGATGAAGTGCGGTGAGACCTTCTCGGCCCTGTCCTCCAGTGTGAACTGCAGCCCACCGTGGTGCGTGATGCGGTCGTGCGCATGGTCGGCAATCAGATTGAAGGCCGATGGCAGCACGGGGGCATCCTGCAGGCCCATTTCCCATACGGTGGAAATGAGCGTGCCCTGGTCACGGGTCTTCCATTCAGACTCGGTGAAAATGCGGACTGTGCACTCGTGCCACATGTCGAGGAAGGGATGACTTCGGCTGTCGAAGAGAAACACGCCCCCGTTCCAATGATGCCAATGCGGGTCGGTGACCTCCGTGCCGAACGTGGTCTTGATCTGTTCCCGCAGGTGGTCGCATTTGCAGTCGAAGACCTCCTTGCCATGGATGGTCCAGAGGTGGCCTTGAGTGGTGTCGCAACGGTAATCTGTAGTGGATTCGATGCGGGCAATGGCGCTGTCCTCCCTTTCATAAAGCACGGCCCGTCCATCGCGGTCACGCCAAAGCTCCTCATCCTTGTGGAGCACGAATTCATCATTGAGCACGAACCGCCTGTGCGAAAGCCAGAATTTCAGCGTGATCCATGCGTAGGAAAGCCTGTTCTTCTTGATGTCGATGAAAAGCTGTTCCAACCGGGCCTTCTTCTCCGCATGTTCCTCCTCTCGCTCCAGATGGCGGTACTTCTTGAAAAGCCCCTTCAGTTCCTTCTCCCGTGCCGCGAACTGCTGTATGCAGCCGCAATGCACGGCCGATGGGCTGAACTTGTCCATGCGGCAATGGTCGCGGGCAAAGGTGATCGGGGCGGAGTAATGCCCGAAGATTCCGTCCACGTCTGCTGACAGCGCCACCACGTCCGTGTCGAGGTAGCAGTACAGTGGCCCTTCTGGAAGGTGACGGTGCAGCGAGGTCTTCAGCCAGATGCTGGCCTGATGGTGGTCAAGGTGGGTTGGCGTAGGCACATCCACCACATGGTCGTGCGCGATGGGGATAGCATTGCGGCCACTGTCGGTGACAACAATTATATCGCTGCGCGAGAACTTCCGAAGCGCCTCCAGTGAGTAATTCAGCGTGGCAATGTGCTCCTCCGCCCCGCAGACCACGAAGACGAATGTTCCGTCCATCGGAATCAAACGGTGAATGAATAGATGCGCAGACCGCGCCTTAACACAACTGAGTCGATGCACATCATAGAATCCTGCTCAAGAGGTATACTATTTGTCCACATAGAAATCTATGGCTGCCCGATTGCACGACTTTTTGTTCGGTCGAATTTTAACCGTCAACTTGTGCCGGCTCTCTATGGCGATGTCTATCGTTTCTCCCACGATTGAAAGATATGGGTTTGTGAGATAGCTTATCGTGGTTTTCCGCCCCACCTCAACTATGCTTATAAAATCAACCATGTGTTCTCGGTCAAAACGTTTCATTCCATCAAACTGCATCTGTCCCTGTCTGGTCATAATAACCCCTTTGCCATTCCCGGAATACGGGATATAATAGGGCACTCTTAGGAGTCCATGTGACCGTTCGTTCAGTTCCACCTCCAGCGAGCATATCGTCATATGGTCGCTGCTCGTAATGATCATGACGCTATGTGCAGGAAGCATGATGCTCTCGCGGGCAGCGAAGACATGGAAGTCGCTTGCGCGTATGTCTGTATAGAAAATCTTGTTCTCAAATGAGAAATGAGGTTTATAATTTTTAGTGGACGCATGGTTGGTGAAGCCCTTACGAGAAACCTTCCTATAGTTCTTGAAGAGTCCGGAATCTTCTGAGAGTTCCTGGACCGATGCGACCTCCCCTGAACGATTCAGAAAATAGACCCCAAGATCGGGGTCGAAGAGCTTCCATTTAACGCCATCGTGGATTTCAGGAATGGTGTGGTTCTTCAGAGACACCAAACGGGCCTGATACCCTTGGCGCACCCATATCAGCGCAAGTGCTGAGGCCATGTCACCACAAACTGCCCGTCCCAATGAGTTGATGAATATCTCAGGTTGAGTGAAACCCATAAATGTTTCGGAATAGATGCCATAGTGACTGGAGCTTTTAGTCAGGAAGACATGTGCCGCCTGATAATCAGGGATTGATTGTCTGACTGCTATCTGGTTGATCAGTTTGATGATATCATCGAATGATAGTGGCACGATACCATTGACGTTGAGGTAGAACTCGACATTCTCATCATGCCGGTTGTGAATCTCAATCCTCACCGGCCTGTCAGAAGGCACACTGGTATTGAAATTATCAGAGGTCACATGATAATGACCGTGAAAAGCGCACCCACCTGCAGATAGGGCAACTGTGGCAACAAGCATCAAAAAAATCACCCCCCGCACCCCTCTCATTTCACCCATTTCTCATACCAGTTTTCCATCACAGTGATTTTCCACAGCCTCCAGTGGTCGCTCTCCCCCAGCAGTCGTGAAATGAACTCCTGCCGTACGAGGCCGTCACTCACCAGCTTGCTGCCCGCCAGCCTTCTCGCGTACCAATTGATGTCCATGTAATAGGAATCAGGCCCCACGAAGCCCTGCTTTCTCTTTGCCATTATCTCCTTCGGAAGTCCGTCCTTGATGTTCTCGTGGAGGAGAAACTTGGCGGTATCGGGGCGAAAATAACTCCGTTCCTTGCAGACAAAGATACGGTTGTAAAGCCCATGGTCGAGGAAGGGCACACGTACCTCCAGCGAGCAGGCCATGCTTGCACGGTCGATCTTGGTCAGCACCAGTTCGCCCATGAAGCATTTGATGTCCAGATGCTGAATGGCCTTGAGCGGTGAAAGGTCTTCCCTGAAATGCTTTCGGTAGAACCAGTCCACGTCCTCACGGATATGGCCGTGGTGCTGGAGTTGGAGCATTTCCTTGAGAATCTCGCGGTCGAAACGGCCCATGGACATGGCGGCTGCGTAGAATGGGACGGGGGACGTTGGTAGGGACGGGGG